TTATCGGCAAAATCTTTCTTAACGAGCTTAAGTTCCATTTGTTATCTTCGGTTTTTTTTTATTATTAGAGTCAATTAACTGGTTTACTTTATCTGTTAATATGTTAACCTTATTCTCTAATTTATCAATAGCATTTATAATATCTTCGTAACGAGTTTGTCTATTAAGATCAAATTCAAGCTGATTAGGATCAGAAGGTGGTTGATTAACTGGTTGTACTTGCTGTACAGGTGGTGTTACAAACTGTAAATCTGGCTGTACTAACTGTTGAGGTACAGGTTGAGGTGCAGGCTGACTTACAGGTGGACGTTGCGGTATTGGTGCTGCTGCAATTGCTGCAGCTGCAGCTGCAGGATGTCCCATGGCTTTTAAGATATTAGAAGGCATAACCTTACTCATATCTACATCTGATACTTTTAAACCGCCACCTACCTCAGCAGCTTGTTTTTTAATGCCATTAAGATCGCCCTGTAACTGCTTACCGAACATAGCAGCTAAAATAAGCTCTTCCTTACCTACTTGACCAGTAGATTGAGAGAGCCTTGCAAGCTCGGCTTGATTAAGCGATTGCCGAGCTTGCTGAGACTGGTTATTGTCTGCCATTATTATAGATTATCTAAACCGTTTAAGATATCTAGAACCTTGTCATCATTAGCTGTTGTAGCTTCTACTTTAGCAGCAGGTTTAGCTGTAACTTTAGGAGCTGGAGTATCATAAGGTACATCTTCTTCATCATCTTCTGTAACAGGAGCTGCTACAGGTACGGATTCAGACTTACCTAGATAGTGTTCATCAATGAATGATTTGATTTCTTCATTAGATTTACGATCTACAAATGTATTAAGATCAAAAATATTGTTATACGTTTCTTGAATCTTTGCTTCATCTAAACCGTCAATAGCAGCAGGGTTTAAGAACTTAGAAGCTGTATAAGTTGGGTACTTAGGTGCACCTGGCTTATCAGATACCAATTCAACCTTAATACGAAGACTGCAACCTTCTTCACTTAAGTCGAAGATCTTAGCACCGAATTCTTCGGAATCATCTCCGTTGATAGCAGATTGAATGATCTTGTCTAATTGACGGCCATAACGTAGTACTTTAATAGTACCGTTGTTTTCTGGTTTCTTAGGATCGTTTACAACGTATACATTAACGTACCAATACTCTCTACGACGTAGATTTGCTTTAGCACGTTCTTTTTCAGCATCTGTACCTTCTCTTAAGATCTTAAAGTACAATTCACTTACTGGACAACGATCGCCCCAGGTAGAAGGAGATGTTACACTAGCATATTGACCGGTAGAAATACTATTCCAACCATGATAATAATAATGTAAGATAGTTTCTTCTGGGTTCTTGATATTAGGTAATAATCTAACAGTATAAGTTGTGTTAGGTTCCATTTGTAATAAGTTACGATAGGCCGAACCACCACTTGTTTTTGTTTTAGCTTTGTCTAGAGCACTTTTAATGCTTTCGAACATATTTGAATTATAAGGTTTCATATTGAATGATATAGTATATTAGTATGTTATTTTTTTTTATCAAGCGAAAGTTCATTTATTCTTTTTAATCCTTCGGCAATAATTTTCTTAGCTCTGGATGAATTGTTTAATCGTATCTTAAACTTAACAATATCGTCTGCAATTGTCTTTAAATAGATTTCTTTATCTTGTGATTGCATACTGTTAAGAATGGAGTCAAAATTCGGAAAAGACAGTAAAACATATAGATTGAGATGTTTGTTTCTATAATCTTCTAAACACCTCCAAGTATACCCGTTCTTTGTACGAAGATATTGTTCAAGTGTTATTTTTTCATTAATACAAGTAGTAGCAAGATATTTTAATGATTCAAGAATATGTTTAATGTGGCCATCAGTATCGGGTAGTTCTTCAGTCCTCTGCTTTTGTAGCAAAGAGTAACAGGCGATGGCTTTTTGCGTGAGGTAGAAGTTGAGCGAGAAGTGTTCTTCGTCTTTGTAGATGACATAAGGTGCTAATAAAAAGTCTTTAATATTAATTTGAGGGAATCGTTTAAAGAACATATCTAAACGTGTACAAAGTATTCCATCCGGTGTTTTGTCAAAACCGTCAAAGTCTTTTCGCGCTTTCCAGGGCTTGTTCATATGCCCTCTAGATACGCTTAAATAGGTATTGTAAACTTGTTCTAGGCTCATTAAAGAGCTATGATTTTAATATCTCTCTCACTACTTTGCTACGGCAAAGATTGGAATTGTACTTAAGAAACAACAGTATTGCTTCTCTTTCACTATCAGTATCAGTTAATTCCATGAAAACCTTACGATACAATTTATTTTTGACTATAAATGAAAATATAGTGACATTGTTAAGTTTTTTATTGTGAATAATGGAACAAAATGATCCAAACTTAACCAATTCAATTTCGATTTCATCTCTTGCAAGATTGCTAAGAGGTGTTTCTAAAACTGCTTCTTGAAGTGCTCCTACTATACCAGACATATTACGCTAAGGGCGTGAGTAGTTTGGTGAAATCTAGGAACGCATCCGTTACTTTTCCACCCGCTGCATATTCATGTCCGCCTCCTTCGCAGAGCTTAGCAGCTAATTTTGATAAGTCTACTTCACATGACTTATTTTTGCGAAATGATATATGTGAGTTATCTGAGTTAACAAAGAACACTATATCTGCTGGGTGGGTGTTTAGCATGTAATCGCAAATCTCATTAACAAACTTATTACCGTGAGTACCGTATATGTTACGGTCTTTTCCTCCTATAGAAACCTTACCTTTAAAGATTTGTAGGCTAGCAATTGCTTTATCTTTACGGTCTACATAATCCTTTATAATTGCTTTTTCTTGAGCATTAAATGGTCTGAAACCATCGTAAAACTTCTGTAAGAATATTTCAGCACGCTGTAATGTAGAAGTCTTCTGTGTGTTGGTATAAAGACAATTTAATTCGTAGGTTTCTTTTAATTTAAATTCATAACAATCATAATCATCAGCAAGTGCTATAAAGTACTTTTGCTGCTGAGATACTTTAGCTGTGTCTTTATATGTGTTGTAAATTAGTTTCGAACAACTAGTAGTTTCTTTAATTACCGTTGTAGCTAATTTATAATTATTCAACGCTTTTACATGAGACAGATGATGATCAATGATTGTAATATTTTCTCTGTCAACTAAGTCAGAATTTTTCGAAACGTCTAAATCTAAAATATAAATTCTATCAAAATCATTTGGGTTGTTTTGATTTAGCCAGTTAAGAAACTCTCTACGAAAGTTCGTTACGGTGGTAGTCTTAAAAGCTATTTGACCAGGTTTTGCACCTAATGTCCAATGCAGCATTAATAAAGACCCGACACCGTCAATATCGAAATCAGTAAAAACGTATATCTTGTTTAGATTCACTTATATCTATTTAACCTATGCTGTCATTTTTTCCAGCTTATTTTCTATATCTGAAAGTTCATTCAAACCACCACTGGATTTATCGCCAGATAATCCAATATAGCCTTTTTCTTCAGTTAGAGATAAAGTAGTATAATCTATACGCATTGCAGTAGCAGCGTGCTTTGGACCTAAACGATTCTTTACACCTGCTACTTTAATCATACCTAAATCTTGATCACCTTCATCTTGGTAGATAGCCCATACCACGTCTGCAGTAAAAGCTACACCTAGAGATTCACTTACGGTATCCAGACTTGGTTTCTCCATACCTTCACGGTTAGTTTGAATAGCACTAACTACAGGCATATTAAAGAAGTATGATAAAGCTCTTAATTCTTCTGCAGCTACTTTACCTTGCTCATAAGAGTTCTCACCTTGCGATGCCTTTATCAGTCCAAGATAGTCTATCACGAGTATATCCGGTTTTATCCCAGACTTTACTAAAGACTCAAGATAGGCCTTAATACCTGATACAGTAATGGATTTCGGTGGAAATTCCTTAATGATTAGCTTACGTTTATGTGTTTCAGTAACACCTTTAAAATATGAATCTAACGCATTGATTTGGCCTTGAATCTCGTTTATAGGGATTTTCGAAAGGTGACTACTAATACGTTTAGCATACATCATCTCAGGCATTTCAAGAGATATAAGAACAGTGGTTAAACCTCTTGCAGCCATATTAGCAGCTACATTACCTAAGAAAATAGACTTACCCACATTGGTTGGTCCTAAGAACAAATAGAGTGCTCTACCATTCTTAGCTAAACCACCGCCTATCTTTTCATCTATAAAGTTCCAACCAGTTGGTATGGTTTCACTCTTTGTACCTAATTCATTAATAATCTTCTCGTAGTCACCGAAAAAGTCTAGACCAATATCACTAACTAAAGATATGTTACAGGCTTTTTCAAATAATGATAAGAACTTAGGATAATCAGCTTTTTCTTTAGATACATCATCTACTATCTTTAATACAGTATTGTAAACTGCTTTCTCTTTAAAGAACTGTTCTGTATTAGCAATAAGTTCCTCCATATTGAGGTTATTATCGTATTGCTTATATGTAGTGACGATCTCTTTGAATAACTTGATATCTTCTTCTTTACTAAGATAGGTTTTAATCTCAGTAATGGTAGGTAAAGCTTTACGTTTAGTGTAAAAGTCTTTAATAATACTCACTACCAGTCTATTACCAGGATTCTTAAAGTTCTCTGGTGATAAATGGTCTAATACTAAAGAAGTATAGTAAGCATTAGTCAAACATTGACATGCTACAATGTTTTCAAAGAAATCGCTATTGACTAGAAGATTATTTTTCTTCATACCTTTATTATATATTATAAAATAAAAAAGCTAAGGTTGCCCTTAGCTTTTCTTTTTATTCTTTTGTAAGCTCTTCAGCTTCTTCTAGAACAGGATTGCTTGACCCGTACCCAACTTTCTCTTTAAGAGTCTGTTCGAGTACCGGTAGTACCTTGTTATCCCAAAACTCGGTATCATTTTCCCAAGTTTTTCTATAACCGATCTTCTCTCCATTAAACTGAAACGTAGAACCGGTTTGTTGAATAACTCCAAACGCTACTGCCATATCAGCTAAGCCAGCATAGCGACTTAAACCAGTACGAAAGTTATTGTATAGTTCTGCTTTTAAGAAAGCAGGTACAAAGCGGTTCTTAACTGTCATTGCTGACAATGTAACACCACTTACGTTATGAGCTACTGCGATTGATTCTT